ACCAAACGCTCACACAAAGCACCAGCACTACGAAGCCAACGCATAACATCGGTTTCAAATTGTGCGCCTTTGCGCCCGTTGGGATTAGCCATTGAGTTACTGAACCGCCTTCAATGATGGGTAGTTGGTGCCAGCCTCACGGCTGATGCGGGCAAACTTAACTGCTCGAATCAAATCTTCAGCCAAAATAAGTGCTTCTTGCTCTGTCATATTGCAAAGCAATGGTGCGTTCTCGCTCAAGTTGTCGCGGGCATTATCTAGGTGTTCAAAGTAGTTTTCAGCCTTCACGCTGCGATCTGCAGAATGGCGCAGTAAGTCCAAGTCATCTAATGGGTATGCCCCAACAATGTCTTGAACCAAATCCTTCACTGCATCTTGTTCTTCAAGATAAATGGCAATGTGGCCATCTGAATGATTGTGAATTGAAAATAGCGGTTCGCGTGGTTGCTTGAATTGATCTAAGTTCATCGGCCTTCACCGATTTCAAAAGCTGCAATGATGATGAGATACAGGCAAATGATGCCTATAAATCCACACACTAATCCTAACCAAAACATAGTTTTCCTTTCCGTTCAAAGTAGGTATGCACATACTACACACACTTGAACGCTGCAACGCGCTAGACTCGCTGAACTTCAATCTGAAAAGGTTTGGCGGTGTTGATGTCATATTTGGCGGCAATGGCAAGTGCCTTGAGGATTTCAGCCTTGCCGACATTGGGCACCGCCTGCGCCAATGCGCCTAGCGCGTAGGCACTGCCACTGCCTACCCCGTAAAGGCCATCTTCGGATTGGGTAACGCTCAAGTCATCGCCAATTTCAAACACATTGCCAGCAAATGCCAACAGGTATGAGTAACTGATTCCTTCTTTGGTGTAGTCAAATCCCTGCAACTTAAACGCTGCAATGATGCTTGGAATGATCTTTCGACCCATAAAGGTAACTGGGTTGGTGCCATCAAAGGCAGGCGGTGTCCAGTTATAGGTGAGAATATCCCCTGGCCTGCAGTCACCGCTTACGGCTAACAGGTACTTTTTCAGCTTTACAATCTTTGGCGTGCTGGGCGAAATGATGCGCTTATCCCCGTCAGTAACCTGAGAGTCTGCCCCTAGAATGGCAAAATCAGGCCCCTGGAAGGCGATTAGCGTGGTCATAGGGTAAGTGTAGGGGTAAGGGCTGAAAAGGCGTGGAAACCCTAGCAATTCCCCAATTCTTTCGGGTTTCCACGCCTTGATCTGACCTTAACACGCCCAAAAAGCGTTATCAAATCGTGACCAAAACACCCCCCCCTTTTGGCTGGTGCCTGTATGTACAGGTGCTATCTTTTACTTATTGGAAAACGAACGGGTTTCCAGTGGAATGGATAGCAAAATGAAGCTAGTAGCAACAGATACAAAAGTTACAATCAAGTGGTTTGTTTATGATGGCAACGACAAGATTCGTCACAACTCAACAATGCGTGGCAACTGGGGTTGGGATGCAGAATGTTCTTGCGGTTGGATGACTCGTACAGGTGGTGCTTCAAAACCTTTCGTACAGTTCGAAGTTGATTATCACAAGCGTTTCGATCACAACTACAAAATGCAATCTGCGTATAACTACAATGATTACACAAAGGCAGGTGCATAATGATGTTTCTAAAAATCTCACACACTCGTTACATCTCATTTGATGGCAAGTTTGAAATTGTAAATATCGGTCAAGGTCTTTGGACAGTAAGCAAGCAAAACGATAATGATAAGTATTTTTCACTTTACATTGATCGCCCTTTTAAGGGTGCGCTTGAAGCAATGGCAGAATTACGAAAGGTGGCTGCATAAATGTTCAGCACCAACTACACCTGCAAGTGCAACGCCTGCAAAGAAACATTTGAATCAGTTATGAAGGTCAATTTATGTCTGCCTTGCTTTGAGGCATACCTAGCGAATTTGGAGAATAACTAAAATGGGTGCTATGAAATCTTTGTTGGCAGATGCAACAACCAATATGCATCACATCAGCGTTGATCTCAATGAAGCCTCTTTGTGTGGCAACCCTGACGAAATGAAACAAGCACTTCGCAGGGCAATTGTTAACTCTGCACTTGCAATTGCATACCTTGAAGAATTGGAGCGTTAAGATGATTACAAAGCGTGGCAAGCGTGTGCGGGCAGTAGCTCTTTTGATTGGCGTGATTCTTATTTGGCAAGTTGCCAGCAACCTTTGGTGGGTTGGCATTGATGCACCCACGGCTGAGTTTCTTGGCTGGTGCTGGGGTTCAATGAGTGAGTGCGTGGTGTTGTAATGAGTTTATTGATAATGAACACAAACACAAATGCCAGAATGTTGAGTGAATACTGCAAACCTCACAAGATTGATACAAAATCAATCATTTCCATAAAAGTAGATACAGAAAGTTATTTTTTGGAATACATAAACAAAGATGGACACTATTGCACAATGTTGGTTCAAGAAAACAGGTTGCAAAAATGACACCACATAGATCAATCCGCGTTGATGCTGACTTGTGGCAGTTAGCATTAGAAAAAGCGCGAAATGAAGGCACCACCGCCACCGCAATTATCATTACCGCGTTGCGTGATTATGTGAACAAACTGTAATTAGGTAAGCGAAAAGCCCCCCGCAGGAACGGCTGCAGGGGGCTTTTCTATGGGGGCGTTTTGCGCCTAAGTCTTAATCTATGTGTTGAGCAAGTTCAGCGCAAATTGCAGCGTATGCGGCTAAATCTACCGCTGAATCTAAGTGATTGGGCATTGCAGATAACCTAGCAAGTTTCATTCCAGCCATACATAAAGCTGCAACTTCAGGTGGCACTGGGTCTCCTGGTTGCGCCGTTTCAACATATCGTTCTAAAACAATTCCTAAAATTACGCCAATGCGCTTATGGTTAATGCGTGGTTCATCGTAGGAAACATTGCGATCACCGTATGTTAATCGCTTGGCTTCATCTAATACTTGCCCTCTATCCATCAATTGCCCCCTGTCTAAAATGGTTACTCTATATCAGTTTGAGCTACTTCAACTACTGGTTCAACTACTACTGGTGCGGCAAACTTTCCTGTTGCCTCGTCATAAACCCAACCAATGCCAGCAGGATTTTCAGGTGTGTACTCAATAAGAACCACGCCTAATTCCGCTTCGCATTGCTCTTTGTTGTCTGCGACAATAACAGTTGAAACTGTATTGCCACCCATTACTGCAAATGTTGCCATTATTACTCCTTAGTAGTAAAGATAAATTACTCCGTTGCCGCCAGTGCCGCCTGTTCCTGATTGTGGTGCAGCACCTCCGCCGCCTCCACCAGTTCCGCCAGTTCCGCCAGTTCTTCCTGAACCAGCCGCACCTGCACCTGTCAATCCTCCACCACCACCGCCTGCACCAAATAGAACACCTGTTCCAGTTGAACCTGCACCGCCTGCAAAAAAGTCACCAGTTCCGCCTGCTCCACCTGTTGCAGTTCCAGTTGTTGTAACAGAAGCACCGCCGCCAGCAATCATTCCTCTGCCGCCAGCACCACCTGTCTGAGTACCAGTACCACCAACAGTTGTATGCGCTCCGCCACCGCTAGATGAAACCCCTGCAATACCAACAACAGTTCCTGCGGCTCCCGCTGAACCACCTGCTCCGTAACCAATTACATTTATTCCTGCTGCGGGTGCGCCTGTGTAACTGACAGTGCTATTTACACTTGGTGTTGCTCCTGTTGTTGCACCACCACCAGCACCAGCATTTGTTCCTGCGCTTCCGCCACCATTACCACCGCCTGCAAAAACCATTCCATAAATAGTTCCGCCACCGTTTGAGCCTGAACCTGATGTAGCACCTACTCCACCTGCGCCTACTGTGCAAGTGTTAGAAGCAAAAGTCCAGCCAGCAGAAAATCCACCACCACCGCCACCTTGCGCACCAGTTGCAGTTGCCGCGCAACCACCGCCACCACCGCCGCCAACGCACACTGCATAGACTCGTTGGATACCAGCAGGAATTGTTACTGAACCACTTGATGTGATCGTTTGTTGTAGCTTTAACCCAAATGGCGTGTCACTAAATGATGAATTCTGATAAATGTTCACACTCATTATTTGTTCTCCTTAGTAGAAAATGTAAAGAATTCCATCGCCACCAACACCTTGACCAGCATTGTTATTTATTCCGCCACCGCCACCGCCACCAAGACCACCATTACCACCAACAGAACCTGTTGCATTAGTTCCATTACCAGCAACGCCAGCACCACCGCCACCGCCAATAAGTGAAGATGTGC